CACTTAGGTGGAATCTACCATTTTATAAACATCTTAAGAAAGTTTTTGGAAGAACACAATCATGATAAGGTTGTGGTCTTTTGGGATGGAAACTCCAACTCATCTATACGGAAATCCATTTATCCTCAATANAAAGCAAATCGTCGGCAAGATATGAACGAGTATAAGTACGAGTCATATCTNCAACAAAAATCGAGAGTTAAACAATATCTNGAAGAAATCTTTGTGCGTCAGGTTGAAATGATAAACAATGANGCAGATGACCTAATTGCTNACTATACCAAGATTTCTGTTGATGAGGAAATTATTATATTTTCCGCAGACAAAGACTTAACCCAACTTATATCAGAACGAGTTACAATCTATTCTCCGACCTCTAAACAATATTATAGGTATGGAGATATGATTACTATTAACAAGGTCAACATACCCCATCAAAATGTCTTATTAACCAAAATTTTGACGGGGGACAAGTCTGACAATATAGATGGTATTGAAATGTTGGGTGAAAAAACTTTAGTCAAATTATTCCCTCAGATTTTGGAAAAATTATGTACTATCGAGGAAATATTAGATAACGCACGAAATATAGAGCAAAAGAAAAAACCAAAGGCTTTAGAAAACATTTTGATTGGTAAAACTAAAAGTGGTACATTTGGAGAACAGTTCTTCGAAACAAACAAAAAAATCGTGGATCTACACAATCCTTTAATCACTGAAGATGGGAAAGAACTTGTGGAACAGATACATACAGACACAATAGACCCCACCGACCGTGGATACAAAAACTTGATGAGAATGATGATGGAGGACGGACTCTTCAAGTACCTACCCAAGAATGATGAGGCTTGGGTAAATTTCCTCCGACCATTTATGAAACTTACACGAAAAGAAAAACGAAACACAAACAAAAATTAAAAAACTTTATGAAAGAGCAAGACAGCACTAAAATGGAATTTCTTCTAACCCTTAACGACAACATTGTTGTTCAAAGGTATTTCAATGTTAGAGGTTACAATCCAAAGGCAAAAAACTCAATTGAATTCTATGACCTCATTAATGAGATTAAAGATGACCTACAGTATCATTTGAAAATGAAGACTGTTATTTACATGACGGATAATAGTGAATCTATTATGCATGACCCATCAGTTATGGATACCTCTTATACTGACGGACCAGAAATCTTTAACATCTTCGTTAAAAATGGAGACACGACAATTTGTCATAGAATTTTTGATGGAAAATATTTTCCACCCAAAGTTCGTTATACCGTTGACGTACGACCATTTTTGAAAGACATTCTTAGAGAATTAACTGACATTTTTTCAGAACAAAGATTAAGTTATCAATATTTGGATTTTGATTTGAGTAAGTGAGTATTTAATAATACACAGGGGAGCATTACAAATATATGAACAAAAATTTCGATTACTTAGGGAACACTTTCCAGATTCAACTATTGAATCAGATTGTGGTAGATAAAGACTTTTCATCGTCTATTCTTGATGTCATCGAGTCAACATACTTTGATAACAAGTATTTCAAAATCCTTTTACAGATGATTAAGGAATACTATGTAAAGTATGAATCAACCCCTAACTTCGAAACTCTCGAACAAATTGTCAAGTCTGAAGTTTCTCAAGAATTAGTCGCTAAAATTGTTTTAGATACACTCAAACAAGTTAAAGACGCTCCATTCGAAGGAACACAGTTTGTCCAAGAAAAGGCTTTGAAATTCTGTAAACAACAAGAACTTCAGAAGGCTATGGATAAGGCTCAAAAAATCATCACTCAAGGTGATTTTGAATCTTATGATAAAGTGGAGGGGTTAGTTAGAGAGGCTTTACAGGTTGGTGAAATAGAGAAAGGTCAAACAGATATTTTCTCGGACTTGGAGACAGTATTAGATGAGGATTATAGACACCCAATACCTATGGGTATACCAGGTATTGATAAACTACTTAAGGGCGGTTTGGCTAAGGGTGAGATAGGTGTAATCCTTGCACCAACTGGTGTAGGTAAGACAACCATCTTGACCAAGATTGCAAATACTGCATTCAATTTGGGTTATAATGTTCTCCAAGTATTCTTTGAGGACAATCCAAAGATTGTTCAGAGGAAACACTTTACGATTTGGACAGGTATTCCACCTGATGAGTTGGCACATCATAAAGAAGAAGTTATGTCAAAAATTACTGAAGTACAAGAAACAATGAAAAATAAACTTGTATTAAAGAAATTGGCATCTGATACTATGACAATGAATCAACTTAAAAATCAGGTTAGAAAAATGATTGCAGATGGAAACAAAATTGATATGATTATGTTAGATTATATTGATTGTGTATTACCAGAATCATCTTCTAAGGATGAGTGGAAGGCGGAGGGTTCGGTAATGAGAGGATTTGAAGCGATGTGTCACGAACTTAACTTAGTTGGTTGGACTGCGACTCAAGGGAATAGAAGTTCCATTTCTTCAGAAGTAGTTACTACTGACCAAATGGGAGGGTCAATTAAGAAGGCTCAAGTTGGGCACGTTATTATTACGGTGGCAAAAACACTCCAACAAAAAGAAATGAATCTGGCAACAATAGCGATTACAAAATCACGTCTTGGGAAAGATGGGGTTGTATTCGAAAATTGTAAGTTCAACAATGAACTTCTTGAGATTGATACAGAAAGTTCAGTTACGTTCTTAGGATTCGAAGAACAACAAGAAGAGAAGAAGAGAGACAGAGTCAAAGAGTTGATGGAGAAAAGGAAACAAAAAGAAGAACAACAAAGACAACAATTATAAAACACACAATTATTATGGAAAAAATTTTAGTAGAGAATCCCAATAGATTCGTTATATTCCCCATTGAGCACAATGACATTTGGGAATTTTACAAACAACACCAAGCTGCTTTTTGGACGGCTGAAGAAGTAGATTTAACTAACGATATTAGAGATTGGAATAATCTAACAGAAAATGAACAATATTTTATTAAAAATATTTTATCATTTTTCGCGGCTTCTGATGGTATCGTTAATGAAAATCTTGCAGAAAACTTCGTGAAAGAAGTACAATATCCTGAAGCTAAATTTTTCTATGGATTTCAGTTGATGATGGAGAACATTCATAGTTTGATGTATTCATTATTGATTGACACATACATTTCAAATGAAAAAGAAAAACAACTTTGTTTCACTGCTTTGGATAACCTACCTGCAGTTCAAAAGAAAGCAAAGTGGGCGTTGGATTGGATTCAAAATTCAACCTTCCAAGAAAGACTTATTGCCTTTGCGGCGGTTGAAGGTATCTTCTTCTCAGGGTCTTTCTGTTCAATTTTTTGGTTGAAATCAAGAGGTATCATGCAAGGTTTGTGTAACGCAAACAGTTTGATTTTCAAAGATGAGAATCTTCACTGCGACTTTGCAATTCACTTGGTTAATAACCACTTGGAAAATAAACCATCAGAGAAAAGAATCAAAGAAATCTTATTATCTGCATTGGAGATTGAAAAAGAATTCATCACAGAATCATTACCTGTTTCACTTATTGGTATGAACTCCAATCTTATGAAACAATATTTAGAGTTCGTTACTGATGGATTGTTGGTTAAATTCGGATGTAAAAAAGAGTTTAATGTTGAACAACCATTCAAGTTTATGGAACAGATTGCAGTTGAAACGAAGGGTAACTTCTTTGAATCAAGAACAATGGAATACCAAAAAGCGAAACTAAACGAAGAGTTATCATTTGATTCTGATTTTTAATTTAATACTTTTATATCTATGATGTCATTAAAAATTAAAAAAAGAAATGGGGATGACGTTGCGTTCAATCCTCAAAAAATTTATAACAGAATTAAACGTGCTGCAAAAGGTTTGACTGTAAACTCTGATGAGATTTTCATTAAGGTCATTACATCAGTACCAACTGAAGGTAACATAACTACAAAGGAGTTAGATAAACTTGTATATGAAATTGCTGCGGCATATACTGGAAGTCACTATGATTATTCGAGACTTGCTGCGTCAGTAGCTATCTCATCGTATCATAAAGAAACTGACCCAAGTTTTTCAAATGTGATGCATACCCTTCATGTTGATGGTGTTGTTCACGATGAACTTATGGAGATGATTGAGAAGTATGGACCTTCTAAGATTGATGAGGTTATCAATCATGAGAATGATTACAACTTTGATTATTTTGGATGGAGATCATTACAAGAAATGTATTTGTTGAAAACTCCACAAGGTAAAGTAATTGAAAGACCTCAACACATGTATATGAGAGTTGCTCTGTGGGTTACTAATTCATTCGAAGAAGCGGTAGAATACTACCATTCATTATCAAGTCAACGTATTTCTAAAGCGACTCCAATTATGATTAACTCAGGAACTAAAGTTCCTCAGTTAGCATCTTGTGTGTTACATTACAACAACTCAGATTCAAGAGATGGATTATTGAAAACCTTGAATGATATTTCAACATATTCTTCAGATGCTGCAGGTATTGGATTATCTATGTCCAACATCAGGAGTAAAGAAAGTAGAATCAAATCATCTGGTGGTTTCGCTGGTGGGTTGTTAAAATATCTTAAGATTGTAAACGAGTCATTGAGATTCTTTAACCAACAAGGAAGAAGGCCTGGTAGTGCTGCGATATACTTGGAACCATGGCACAAAGATATCTTTGATTTATTGGATATCAAAAAGAATACAGGGGCAGAAGAATTAAGAGCAAGAGATTTGTTTACAGCACTTTGGATTCCTGATAATTTCATGAGAGCAGTTAAAAACAATGAAGATTGGTATTTGTTCTGTCCAAATGATATTATCAAAGCAGGTATCAAACCTTTACAGGAATGTTTTGGTGACGAGTATGAAAGAAACTATCAGTTGGCTGTAAATGCTGGTATTGGTCGTAAGGTAAAGGCACAAGAGATTTGGAGTAAAGTAATCGAATCCCAAGTTGAAACTGGTGTCCCTTACTTATGTGCTAAAGATAGTGCGAACAAGAAGACCAACCATCAAAACATCGGTGTAATCAAACAATCTAACTTGTGTAATGAAATTTATCAGTATACTGATGAGGATACAACTGCGATTTGTACACTATCATCAATCGTTTTGAAAAACTTTATCGTTGACGGAAAGTTTGATTATAAACTTTTGATTGAAGAAGTAAGAAAGGCTGTTCGTGCATTGAACAATGTTATTGATAAGAACAACTATTCAACTCAGAAAGGTCTTAAAGGCGGTTTGGAACAAAGAGCGATTGGTATTGGAGTACAAGGTTTAGCTGACGTATTCTGTCTTATGGATTATGTCTTCACTTCGGATGAGGCTAAAACATTGAATAAAAATATTTTTGAAGCAATTTATTTCGCTGCGGTCACTGAAAGTAATGATTTGTGTAAAAAAGGAATTAGAAGACCTTACGAATTCTTCAAAGGTTCTCCAATGTCGAAAGGTATTTTCCAATTTGATATGTGGAGTGTTAACGAATCAGAGTTATTCTTGGATTGGGAAACATTGAAGAAAGATGTTATGGAGTATGGCGTTTGTAATTCATTATTTACCGCTCAGATGCCTGTTGCGTCATCTGCAAAGATTACTGGTTCTTTTGAAATGACAGAACCAGCACACTCTGCATTATTCAACAGACGAGTTGTTGGAGGTGAAATTATGATTGTGAACAAATACTTGATTAACGATTTCGAAAAAATTGGCATTTGGTCTGAAGACTTGAAGAATGAAATAATTCTGAATGAAGGTTCAATTCAAAATATTAACTTTAATTTATATCTTGACCCTGAAGATAAAAACTACAACAAAAAAGTTAAAAGAATTGAACACCTAATTCCAAAGTACAAAACAATTTGGGAAATTTCTCAGAGAGAATTGATTAACATGGCGGCTGACAGAGCACCTTTCATTGACCAATCTCAGTCTATGAATATCTATATGTCTAACCCGACATTGTCAAAGATTACATCATCCCACTTCCATTCATGGGAAAAAGGATTGAAAACTTTGTGTTATTATGTAAGAACTAAAGCGATATCAACAGGGGCTAAACACTTAGCGTTGGATATCTCAAAGACACAAAAACCAAAACCAAATGTTGAGGTTCCAAAAGTAGATTATAGTAGTATGAATTTACCACCAAAACCTGAAGGAATTGAAATTGAATGTTTCGGTTGTTCATCTTAATTAAATAATTAATCCCGATATATATCGGGATTTTTTATTTGTGGCTATTTATAAGGAAAAACAAGGGACTTATATTTATCTTTATGGCAAACGGAGTTACATATGGTATTAATTTTCCATTCAGAGATTCGAGAC